GAGTATGAGGACTTGCGCCGCGAGTATGAGGACTTGCGCCGCGAGTATGAGGACTTGCGGTACACCCACCACGTTGACTGGAATCACAAGTCTCTAATCAAATGCGCACCGCCTAACAGCACCGGGCGCTTGCATGTATGTCAAAAGCCTGTGGAGCTTCTGCGGCGGCTGGTGCGCGTTTCAAGCGATCCCGGGGACGTGGTGCTGGACTGCTTTATGGGATCCGGCTCTACCGGATGCGCGGCTCTGCGCGAAGGGCGCGACTTTATAGGAATTGAGCTTGACGCCGGATTCTTCGCGGCGGCAAAAAAGCGGATAGAGGAGGAAGCGGCAAACCCGTATGCCGATAATTTGACGATATGGGACGATACGCTTACAAGAAGAGCTTGCCGGACTGGGGCGCACAAACAGCCGCAGACCTCAAAATCGCCATAAAAGCCTACATCCTGTCCGCCGTACTCAATAGCAAGAGCGACGAGCAAATAAGGGAACACGTCCGGAAAGAGATTGAGGAATTCCGGCAGGAGTTCAGCGAATCGCAAGCGGAGGAGGCGACCGGCTATGTGCAGGAGCTGACCGCGCTGGCGGAGGATGTGCTGGCAATGACGCGGAAGGCGATGGGAAATCTGACGCCGTATATGTTCGCGGCGGCAGTAGCGCCGACTGGGAATCTGACTGAGACGCAGAAAGCCAACATCGGAAAGGCTGCGCAACTCATCATGCGACCGATCGACAGGGAAACGGTCAGAAAGGTCGCCGTCGAATACCGATACAAGCCGGCAAGCGGAGAGCCGACCGCAGATCTTCCGGACTTCGCTTACAACCGGGCGACGCCCGCGCAGACCTACTACAAGGACGTCCACGAGCAGACGCGGGCATGGATGCAGGATTTTCAAAAGATCAAAGAGAGCCGGAACTTTGTCGCAAATGTAAACCCAAGAGCTTACACGGAGATGGGGGTGCGCTTCGATGCGTACCGACGCGAAAAGGCTCGGCTGATACAGCAGGGGGTCAAAACCGTATACGTTGCGCCGCACGCCAACTGCTCCTTGCGTTGCCAAAGGTGGCAAGGGCGTGTGTACAGTCTGGACGGCTTCCGAGGCGTGCGAGACGGTCGGAACGTGATCCCTATTGAGGACGCCGCGGACAATGTGACGTACACGAGTAAGCGCACCGGGCGAACGTATCAGGCGGGGCTATTCGCCTATAACTGCCGGCACAGCATGACGCCGTATCAAGACGGGCAGCTTGTTGAGACGATACCGGCGGACGTGGTGGCAACGCAACGGGCGCTTGAGGAGCGGCAACGCGCGATGGAGCGCGAGATCCGGTTTCAAAAAGAAAAAGGCACATACTGGGAGATTTTGGCAGGCAAGAACAACAACGTCGGACTTGACAAGGTGGCGCGGTCTTGCTACGGCAAGGCGGCTGTTTTGAAAAAAAGATACATAGCATTTTCGAAAAAGAACAACATCCCGGTTGTTCCAGAGCGCCTTTCGATAATGCAAGGCGAGGCGCTTTACACACGGACAGCACGGGGCAAGCGCGATATCAAGGATGTCAGCGCGAACCCCGATGTCAAATAAAAATATGACTGGAATGTCGTTAAACTATCAAGGCAAGGGACGCGACCCCGTAAAAAAGCGTAGCCGATGGAGGAATTTATGAAAAGAAGCGAAATTGAAGCCATCCTGAACAACGCCGATCTTGATGCGGCGGCACGAATCGACCAGATCATGGCGGTGCATGGTCGGGATACGACCGCATGGCAGCAGGAACGCGCCACATTGACGCAAGAGCGTGACGACGCCCGTGCATCAGGTACCGCGCACGCCGACTATGATGCCGTAGCGGCTGAGCGTGACGAGTTACGCGCGTACAAGGCGGACAGAGAGTTGGGCGACAGATTCGCGGCAGTCGTTGGCGGCGCCAAATTTGCGAATGAATACACCGAAAAAGGTGTGCGGCGCGATTTCGCGGCGGCACTTAGCGACGACGGAAACAAGGACAAGACCGATGCGGACATTTATGCCGGTATTGTCAAGGGGCACGAGTCGGAGTACTTTGTCGGCAAGCCGAGGATCATCATGCCGGCGCCGCAGGGGGGAAGACATCCCAGGAATGAACTCGAGGCATACATCGATCAGGAGTACAAGGACGATCCCTTTTATAAGCCGAGAGGCTAAAAATCAGAAAGGAAAAACACAATGTCGTTCAAATACGTAAACATGAATATCGACGAGGTCTATGCGCGGATTTTTGAGCGTAACTTCTACCGGGACACCGTTCTTATGCCGGGTGTGACTTACACCGACAAGTATCAGGACGGACCCGCCGGGGCGATCTACGTCCACAAATTTGCGGACGGTGCGCCAACTGTACCGGGAGCTCCCGGTCGTGACTTCACTCACACGGTCGCAAGCGACTCGCTCATCCAGATCTTGCTCAATAACAACTACCAGGAATCGGACAAGCTGTATCAGGTTCAGCTTAACGCGATTTCCGCACCCGCCGAAGCAGCGCTATTGACTCGCGTGACGCAGAAGGTGCGCCAGGGTCGCGACCTTTCTGCGCTCGGATGCCTCATCACCGAAGGCACGAGGTCTGCCAACTCCGGCGTGATCGGATCCGCTTCCGGGAACGTTTCGGCGCTTGACGCGCTCGCCAAGGAGCGCACTGCCGCATCCGAGGCGGCAGCTTCTTCTGCTCGCGTCGTTCTTGCCGCACCTCGCTTTGTCGAGCAGTTCGTCCGCGAGGCGTTTGGGAAGTTCACGCCTTCCTATAACGACACGCTGATCCGTAGCAACGCGCGAGTCATTGACTACCTCGACTTCCACATCATCGAATGCAATATGCTGTCCATCGCGTCCGCGTCCAAGTACTATGACAGCACCGGCACGCTGAAGACCGTCGCCCAGACTGATCTCGCCGACGTCGATTTCATCATGTACAATCCGGAAGCCTTCTCGGTCATTGACAACCTCAACGTGATGCGCGTCATTGATGGCGGGAAGGACTTCCTCGGCGTGTTGGCACAGGAGGAGGTCAACACCGGATTCAAAGTTACCAATTCCGCGCTCGTGCGCGTACGCAGAACGACAGCCGCAGGCTAAGGAGGCAAGCATGGCAGACGTATACCGCCCGTACAGCGACGGGCAAATGGACTATGACGCGACGCGCCACAGGTACCGGCTCACGCCTGAGTACGTGCTGAACGAGTTGGGCATAGATCTGGACTCCCAACTTGCGAGCGGGAACGCTGCCGACCGCGGGCGCAACCCCGGGATATTCCTGCGCCGCGTATCTGACCAGATATACGGCGCGGTGTACAGCACCACGCCGTACCGATTTGGCAAGGAGCGCGAGTTGGCACTTTCGCGGAACTTCCGCGACACCTTGCGCGACGCCATGTCGGAACAGGTTGTTTACATACTGCAGAACGGGGATCCGTCTGCGTATGCCGGGGTTGACGCTGTGGCGTATCAATCGGTAGAGCGGGAAAGGCTTGACCAAGCGCGCATAGCGCCGATGGCGCTTGATTTGCTCGTGTACTACGGAATCATCAGCCTCGGGTACCGATCCGGGCGAGACATTACGCCGGACTACGACCGGGAGGGATACTGATGTACGAGTTTTTGCGGGCAAAAAGCCGGGAACCGTTTACCGCTTTATATTTCAAAAGCGAGCCAACGCTTCCGATGAATGAACCGGGCGAGCGGTTTGCATACCGCGAGGCTCCGCGCTTTGACAGCGTGGACAATGTGATCCCAAACGTAAAGGAGCGGAACGCGCAGAAAAGCATAGAAACGACATCGCCGATACGGTTCCTCCCGGATGGGTATGTCGTGATTGATGATACGCTGTGGAGAATCAACACCGTCACGGCTACGCCGCGCACAGGCATGGCGGCGGCTATAAACCGCCGTCCTCCTGTGACGCAGACGCTGCAGATCCAGCAAGTATACAATCCGACGGGGGCGAGAGTATGAGGCGGTCTGATTTCCTGCGGATAGCGAGGACGATGGCGGCGAACCTCAAGCAAGTCACGCCCAAGGACACCGGAAACCTTGCATATAATGCCACAAGGTATGAGCCACTGTCCGCCCAAGCGGTGCGGATATACGTAAACACGCGCGGAGATCACAAACCGGAAAGTCGGGACGGAATCGCTCCCTACTTCGTTTATGTCAACTATATGAAAAGCAGAAAACGAACGGACAGGAACGGAAACGTGGTAATAAAGCCAAACCGCAATTACCACTACTGGGACGACGCGATTGACGCGCAAGTAAAAGAGATCGCCCGCATCGTCGGCGGGGATGTAAAGAAGGAGGGTGCGCCCGATGCTTGATTTCGACAAGCTCAGAGAGCTATACGAGGTGGAGACTGGGTACACCCTTTTCCACGACTACGGAGAGCTGCAGGATGCCCAAAGAGCGCACCGCGAAAAGAATACGTTGGTGTATCCTGTTTTCGGCTTGCTCGCCACAACGCCCGCTCAGCTTACTCCGGTCAAAGGTGCTTTTGTTGGGACTGTAACGGCAAACATAACGGTGCTATGCCGCCCGGATAAGATTGACGAGGTGCGCCAACATCTCAACGATACCGCTGTACGCCTTAACGGCACGACCGGGGAGATAGACGGGTACACATATACGTACAACACAGAGACTTGCTACGTTGGCGAAGAGATCCGCGACAACATGATGGACTACACTGTCCCGGTTTACCAGTCCATAACGTACAGCATCGTTGAAGGCGGCGTGTCTTCCTACGCAGTCAAAGTGACGATTGACGGGTTCCCCGTTCCGTCTCTGTCTGTCACGCAGACACGGACTAAAACGTCCAACACATACGCCGGTGATGATATGGTCGGTCGCGTGGGCGTTCAGCTTGAAGCGTATGGAGTCGATATAACCGTTCCCTGGCTCACCGACGGGATTGTCGGCGTGCTACGGAGAGAATGCGCAGAGGCGTCACGTGGAATCGCTCACGCCGTCGAAATCGACAACAACGGGGAAATAACGGCGTACCTCATGATTTGCGGAAACATCGTGACCACTGCCCAGCCTCCGCTAAACGTAGGACTTACGATCTCCATGGTTGAGGCAGTGCCGGAGGCGTCCCGAATACCGTCATGGTGGGTACCGTTCACGACGGAAAAGCGCGTCGTATCGGTGAGCGCGGACGGGACACCGCGAACGGTGCTTTGGGGCGACGGAACCGGGTGCCATGTGGATGGGCTCTCGTGGCATCGGTATGCCGAAGAAGGCACGCACACCGGCTATATCATCGCGCACATGGCAAGCCCGGATTATTTGCCGATGGCGGAAGGCGTGGATCTGACGGGGCGCAGACTGCGCATAGCAGAGGACAGCCCGACCAGCATTCTCACGGACGCAGACATGGTCAAGACCACGAACGGCGGCACAGAGATACAGGGTGGCAGGCTGTACATGGTAGACGGCACCGATATGATCCCGATTGACAGAGACATCGGATATTATGGCATCACAAAGGGAACAAAGATAGAGGGCATCCTTTCCGGCAAGGTGACGCAGGCGGGAACGATATTGGAGTACGATAGAAATGGCTGATATTAAATACAGCGTTACAATCCGCGACGAGACGGGAAGCGGAACCGAGACGGTAGCCGGAACGTCTGAACAGACCGCCGTCAGACCGGGAACTCCGCTAAGCCAAGGCAGTGCAGAGCGGAGCGCGTCAACCGGAAAGCTGGCGACTGCATTGGTCGCGGTCAAGGCGGTTGAGCCTTATGTCAATCAAGCGGTTGCATTCACTATTTCCCGCATTGAGTTTTCGACTGGCTCCACGGAGCTGCAGCAACGCGCGCAGATATTCAGCGGTGCGGCATCGTCCGCCTACTCAATAGGCATGGCGGCTATTGTCGGCGGCTTGCCGGCGGCGGCAGTCGTTGCGGGCGCTCAAATCCTGCAGACCGCCATTTCTGCGATGCAAAACGCGGTGGCGATACAGGATCGGAAGGCGCTTGAAGCCGAAACGCTTGCAAACAAGAAGAGCCGGATCGGCGCAATATCAAACAGAAGCAGGGGGGCAAGGCAGTGAACAAGGTGCGCGTATCAATAGGCGGGCAGGATTTCACCAAGTTTGCAACCTTGCCTTTAACTCTTCAAAATACGCTCAACGACACGCTGGACAGCGCTCAGGTGTCTTTGCACAACATGAAGAGGTCGGAGCCGTTTGAGCCAATGACGGACGCAGTGCTTACCGTCAACGGAGTGGATACGGCGTACAAGGTAGCCGGTGACGAGGTTCTTGAAGTATTCGGCGCTGGTCGGTTCTCGCATACGGTGACGTTGATCGAATACACCAAAGAGGCAGAGCGCTTGATCATGGAGGCGAAAGCCTTCACCCGTCCGAAAATCCCGGACTATTCAGACGGTCAGACCGATGTGACGGTGTACCTGTGGGAAGAGGACACCGCATTGGGGACGGACGGGACGCTGATTGGTTCAGACACATCATCGGCGTTCGCGTCGCCTGTTCTCAAGGGCGGCGGCGCAGTAGCCATTCCGGCGATTTCTGGTATTTTGGAAAATACTCTTGCCGGATACGGAACAAATGCAGAAGCAAGCTACTGGCATATCACGGTTTTCAGAAGTGAAAGCCCGCAAAACGTCGCGAGCATGGAGCAGGCAGGGGCTCTTGTCTATACATCCGACAGCTCGCAGACAACAGAACGGGAGGCTATTGACCTTTCGGAATCCGGGTTTTACTATTTCAGATACAATTACCGGAATGATTCAAAATACTACAGCGCCATGTGGCAGGTGTCAGTGGTTGCAAATCCGGTGGCGCGCGCCCCGTACACCGTGCGCAAGGTGGTGGACACGTTGCTGACCGTGTGCGAGCCGCTTCGCGTCGGAGATGATCCACGGTACCGGCTGGAGGTTAAGGCTGGGCAGATGGCTGTATTCTCGCAGGACGCGCCGGAGTTTCACTTTTCAAATTCCCGCACACTGTGGGAAAATTTGAGGGAAGTCGGGAAGTACATCCACGCCATACCGCGACTTGTTCCGCGCGTCGGATATACGGCGGTACAGTTTGACAAGCTGGGCGGGAATCAGAACGCGGACACAAGCAAGGGGCGGCGCGTATCCGGATCGGAGTCGTGGGACATTTCCACGTATGCCGCCGGGTTGGAGACAATGGCGGCAAACCTTATAACGGCGGAGAATGACGCGCAGAGCACCATATGCGAGCCGTTCGGCAAGGGGTGGAAATCGCTCCGCACCGCGTCCGAGACTGCTCGGATTCAGGAGGGAACCGCGCACATCGAAACGGCGTACCCAATCGAGAGCGTGTCCCGTGTGCTTGTCTACTTCCAGTACGACGGCAAGGTGTATCAGGGGGACATCACGCCATACGTTTTTGAAAAAGCAGACTATGACCTCTTGTCAAGCTATACGGGGCAGTACCCGAATTCAAAGTGCTTTGCGCTGTACTACGCCCGGGGCAGTCAGAATATAAGCGGGTTGTGGTACAAGCCAAACGACGAGGTAGCGTCAAGCCTGAACGCGTTCCAAAACTACGCGATCGCCAACATATGCACAGCGGCTACCGGGTGCTCGCTGAATATATTCAAACAACTGACATATCCGGACATATGCGTCCGGGTGGAATACATTCCGACCGTCACGGCGCGGATCCACGCCTACAAGCCGGATGCCAAGAGCGGAGGCGGATTCCTGTCAGACGGGCAAGCGGCGAACAGGCTCAGCGCCAAGGCACTGGGGGAGCACCTTCGGGGACAGCTTGCCATGTTGCCGAGCGCATCGAGAAGCTCTGCGTGGCTTTTTAAGGACGCTGGAAGCATTCCGGAGCCCGGCAAGCTGATTGACGGTCAGTACATCTCCGTGGTCACGGCTCGCATATACCCGGCGTATTGCGAGGCTCAAATCGACACGGTGAAGGGATACAACGAGCTGGGAACCTATGTGGAGCTTCCAACGGCTTTCCGTCAGTATGAAATACCGGACAGCCTTGAGCGGTTCACGGTTCTTGACGAGTTCGTCTATGTTTCCGACAATGCAGAAGCGGACGACGCGGACACAATGTGCTCCGAACAACTGAAAGCGGCAGTGGCGGACGCTTTGGACGGCGTGACCGGCACGATAGCGCGGCGTGTGTCGCTTGCGTCTGTCACAACGACAGACGATGCTGGCGCAGTAATCGCGGCGGATGTGCTCTGCCCCGTCATGTCGCTGTCAGTCGGCAATGCAGTGTGCTTCTCGTTCAGAATGCAAGACAACTACAGCGCCGGGAACCAGTCGGCGAACGGCGGAAAGCAATACCGCATGACGCAGGCGGTGCCGTATGGAGAAAAGTACTACGGCACCGCAGAACGGCTCAAATTCGCCTTGTACGCGTCGGCAATGTCAACCGGGGTGATTGCTGGGGCGCACGCATTCCCAGCCACAGACGGCGCGTCTATCGCGCTCGGCGAAGCAATGGCGAGCACAGGCGCGAAGCCGCTCAAATGGTATAAGGATTCCGCCGAGGTCGGCAATGTGTCGTACCAGCTTCACGCCATGACAAGGGACGGATTCATTATCGGCGACATGATGATGGCGCACTGCTCTGCGGTTCGCGCCGTCGATGAAACCGAGTCGCCTGTGCTATACTACTATGGCGAGGAACTAAACCCGCTGACCGGGACGAACGGAACCGAGACAGTACTTGGCGCGGCTGACAGCGTGGGAGCCGTTTCGGATGCGGACGGATGGCGCATCTCGTGCGTGACCGTGGAACCGCCGGAAGGATTCAAATCGTGGGCAATCAAACGCGGCGGCGACTTCCTGATCGGCAAGAATTCCGGTATTGTGCCCAAAAATATTTACTTAAACTTCAAGAGGAGGATCTCCAAATGATAATCTACGCAAATGCGGACGGAGCGGTGCAGTCCTCGCCGTCTTTCCTCCCGTGCGGATCTGGAGGAATTCCGGTGCAAATCGTTGCGCCGTATTATGCCGGATGGACATGCTCGGTCGCGGTCACTCCTCCGTCCATGCTGATCATTGATCCTGTCATTCTTACGCCATCGTTTGGCGAGGATCTCGGAGTATGGACGGGCAGGATGCCTCCCGGCACAGCGTCAAAACCGGGCGGCGGAACGTATCAACTGCAGTTCGTCAGCGCAGACGGTCAGACGGTTGCAACGCTGTCCGGCACCTACTATGTGCAGCGCGGCGTGGTAGATGCGTACCCGGAGGACATGAGCGACCTGTCCTCGTACAGTCTGAAAACGCTGGCTGTTCTTCTGTCGCAGTTTGCGAACAAATACAACGAGTTTGCAACAAGGCTGGAAGATCTGGAAAACGGCTCCGGCTCTGTCCCGGACAACGTGGTGACTACGGACACATTGAAGGACGATTTACAAGGAATTGAGGGGTACGAGATGAAATTGATCAAGAATGTGCTGTCATGGGGGATTTCCGGAAAAGTGCTGGCATCCGTGGTGCTGGCTGGCTTGTCAACTCTGACGTCGTGTTTTTGGACGCAGACAAACCGGGACAATCTGGCGACAATGTTGGAGAGCGTTCCCATTGTTGCGGAAACGGAAACCGAGGCGGAAGCCATCAACACGCTTCGCGAATCGCTCACGACTGCATTGCGGGAATCGGTTCCGGATGAGCCGGAATATGTGTACATCACGTTTTCGCTTGACGGCGTGACCGCTTCCATCGGAGGTCAGATCTACGAGAGCGGCATTGCTCCCGTTGAGCGCGGAAAAAGCGTCTCGATAACGTTCACGCCAAAAGCTGAAAATATATCTGCAAGACCAGCCGACGGAGCCACGATTACAGCACCGGCTGGCTATACCGGAGAGAACGGAGCAGCTGATGGCGCGTATGTAATCAAATTCGCCCCGACCGCCGATGCATCTGTATCCTGCGTGGGCGCCGTAATTAAGTCGCCCGAAGTTCTGGCTGGAATCGAAGTTAACCACTGCACGCTCCCCGCCAATGGAGCGACGGGCGTCTATGACGTATATCTTGGCTCCGGCTCGCCTATCGCCACTTATGGCGACATACGGGACTATATGAGCGTGCGGGCTATCTACAAGCGGGACGGAGTGCAGACGCGCACCGAGGAGCTGACCGACTACACGATTGCTAATTCCGAGGACTATATCGGCGTGTCCGGGCTGTATGCCATTGTCACGGTCAGATACGGCAAGTATTCCGCGACGATATTGCTAAACGAGGTCTCCAGCTACACCATGTCCGGCGCTGTATTCTACCTCGACGGCGAAGCGCTGGAAGGTAGCACCGTGTCTCTTCCGGTCGGCAAGACGTTCAAAAGCCTTATATCTTCCGGTCGGTTGAAGGTGAAAACCATTTCCGATATGTTCGGCACACGCTTGGCAAAGCGTGAATGGTATGACATATTTAAGTCAGAGGTAAACATTGATGGAAAATACTATGAAGTTGAAGACGTCCAAAACTATGATGGATATACGCCGTCCTGCCGGTTCTCTTTCGGAAATACTCTGACCACCGTCAATACTGCAATCGCCACGTTTACGCTGAACCCTGTTGTGCCCGTTTCTACGGTTACGGTCACGCAAAGCGGTGACGGATTCAGCATCGAGGAGCTGAGCGGAGCGACTTCCGGAACCGTTGAAATATCGAACGGACTGCTTGAACTCGTCGTAAATGTGGCAAGCGGGTATACCTCGTCCGGCGTGTTTACCGTGACCCAAAACGGCGAGACTCTGACGTCTGGAACCGGATACATCGTTACCGGAAACGATACAGACGGGTACGCTCTTTCCGTTTCCGGATGTGCGGACGGCGACAATGTGACGGTTCATCTTTCGACCACTCCGGCACAGGCTGACAATATCCGCTTTGAAAACGGAGTGCTGACCATCTTGGCGCTCGCCAACACACCGACGCAAACAGAAGACGGAATCCTGCATATTGTATAAGGGGGATGCAAAAAATGAGCAAAAGCATCAAAATCAACGGGGCGACATACAACGGCGTCCCGTCCGTGGCTATTCCGCTCGCCGATGATTCCGGAGAGGCGCTTTTCCGGGACGCATCCGAGGTAATTGACACGCCGACAGCCGTCAAACCCATCGCAGCAAACGGCGAGTATGACGTCACGAATTTTGCAAAGGTGGCGGTGGCAGTGTCCGGAGAAGCGCCTACCTTGCAGTCAAAGAGTGTAACGCCGGGCACCTCGGCGCAGACGGTCACGCCGGACAGCGGCTACGACGGGCTTTCGCAGGTTACGGTTGGAGCGGTGCAGGTACAGGAAAAGAGTGTAACGCCGGGCACCTCGGCGCAGACGGTCACGCCGGACGCGGGGAAGTATCTGTCCAAGGTGACGGTGGGGGCGGTAGCCGGTGAGCCGGTGCTGTCTGCGTTGGGGGTATCGCCGACGGCTGTCACGGTGCCGGCGGGGACGGCGGCGGATGGTATCAAGAGTTATCTGACCGCCATGAGTGGCACCTACACGCTGACAGGATACACCGGGACGTTGACCAAAGACCTGACGTCTGCTATCGGCTCCGCGACGGTAAGCGGGACGATGCCAACCGCCGGAAATACGTCGGCTATGACCATAAGTTACGGCGGAAAGTCTGCAATCGTTTCGGTCACTATGGAGGCGGCAGCTCCCACGCTGACCGGGTTGAGCGCTACCTATACCGGCGGAACGGTCGCGGCTGGCACGACACTTTCCCAGCTGACCGAGGTGGTCAAGGCGACATACTCCGACGGCACCACGTCGGCGGCACTGACCAAGGGGACGGACTACACGCTGTCCGGGACGCTGACGGCTGGACAGGCGAACACGGTCACGGTCACGGGCGCGGGGATGTATGCAGGATTCACAACGAGCTTTTCGGTGACGGTGGAAGGAGCCGCCGCGGTAACAAGTTCCTCCGCGACCGGCTCGAATAGCACGGGTGCATGGCAAAGAGAGCTGACCGTTTCGCAGGAAACCGCGCTGACGGGCGACATAAACAAGATAACCATTGTCATGAATGACGCCTTGATAAGTCAAGCAAATGTTAACAACTTGTACAACTGCAATCTTACCAAAAACGCATCTGGCAACTGGGAAGGATCGGTTCGTGTGGTCAACAATCGAAACAGCGAATCGGGTTGGCGGAATTTTACGGATAATAATTACGCGACTGTTATAATTTCCGGCGGGAAGGTGACGAAAGTGGAGATTCCAACCACCTACATGAGCGAGTCTCTTCCGAATTTCAATGCACGCTTTATGTTTGATAAAGACGGCATCTCTCCGTCCTACTATGTGACGGTTGAAAGCGTATGACGGCATTTGTTACATATGCGGCGGGAACACATTCCGCCGCGATAGGCTACAGTGCGGGCAGGCAGACGGTTTCCCCACGCTACGTGCCCGACACGGACGGCGGAGCTGTCACGGTCACGGTCAACGGCGAATCTGTCGGCACAAATCCGCAGACGCTGACAATCAAGGCAGGGGACACGGTAAGCGCATCCGGCGGCGCTTGCGTGTTTCAAGTCAAAATCGACTGGGATTATTCGCAGGACAATCCGCTGTCTATCTACCATTGGGTGGATATGTCAGACTCTCTTGGCGATGTTGACCTGCATGGCGCGTCCTCTACTTATTCCGGAACAAAAGGCGACTACAAGTACAGTAAGGTTATCGCGGACAGAACAGGGTTGCAAGTCACATATCTTTCAAAAGGCGGGTGCGGCTTCTACAAAGGCGGTGGCACGGTTTACGGCTCCGGCGACATCGTTTCCAATCGTGCGGCGAACGTACCGCATGATGCGGATATCGTGACGTTGTGGGGTTCGTATAATGACCAGATAATCGGCGCTTATATTGCCCAAAACACGGAGTGCGACACAACAGACGCGTGGTACGGGCAACCGACTTTCGGTCGCATTCCGATTTGTCTGGACGCAGACGGGAAACCCGTATGGAAGGCGGGTGTTTCTGACAAATACCTATACGGAGGCAGAAAGCTCACCGCGAGCGCGCTGAAGGATTGCCCGTTGACCGAAACCCTGACCGGCATTGACGGAACGTCGAAAAAGCGGACATATGCGGCATACATCAACGAGGCGGTGCATATCATCCGCAAACGAGCGCCGTTTGCAAAAATCCGCTTTGTGTCCGGAGGATGGTGTCGGAATAACGGCGAAGGAAACTTTATGTGGAAAAACGTGCAGTACATCCTTTGGGAGATGGCAAACCGCGCGAACCACGAGTGGCTGAACCTGCTGTGGTGCACCTATCAGGGGAAAGGATATCCAGCCGGATATGTGGATACAATCGCCGACTATCGAGTCGGCACGGACAACAGCGGCAACAGTGTGGATTATCGGCAGGCTGTACTGTCGCAGGGAAATCCGTACCTGAACTTTATTCCCGGCTGGGGGCTGTCCTACGGGCAGGCGAACTCCGACCACTCCATTGCGTCCGACCCGACCGCGTCCGACCTGTTCACCATCGCTTACGGCTGGTGGGCAAGCCCAGGACACCCGAACGACGATTTTCACGAGCAATTCCACGCGCCCGTGGTGTGTGAATACCTATGCCGGCAGCTCGGCGTGGACACTTCCTGCCTGCCTGAACGTATAAGAGCGACACGGGCAGAAGTGACATATAAAAGCGGATACACGGAATACACCAAGCTGGCAGCCATGCCGACGCAGGTGTCCTCTGTTTCCCTTCCCTCGCCCTCTCTGACCGTCCGCCGCGGCGAAACGGCAAGCCTTGCGGCAACGGTGTCTCCGGCAAGCGCGGCAGAATCCCGCGTGCTGTTCGTGTCGTCCAATGAAGCAGTAGCAACTGTGGACGCAGAAGGAATCGTGACGGCAGTCAGTGAAGGCACGGCAACGGTTGAGGCGGTGACCGTGGATGGCGGAAAGCGAGCGGCGGCAACCGTTACGGTTACTGCTCCCGCAACGCGGAAGCATTGGAAAACCTATTCTGCCGAATCCGCAGGCGTAACGGTGACAGACGAGGCAGGCGCCACGGCGCAGGTGCTGTCCGTTGCGGGCGGAACGCTCGCCTTTGTAGGGGCTTCGGTGACGGTTTCCGTAAACGGCAAATCCGTCGGCACAAATCCGCAGACGCTGACAGTCAAGGCAGGGGACACGGTAAGCGCATCCGGCGGCGCGTGCGTGTTTCGCGTCAGGACTCGGCACGAGTTTGCCAAAGACGGTTCTGACACGTTCTATGGGCTTAACTGGGTTTGCGTTGGCGATTCGCTCCTGTCTATACAGCAAAACGGAGCAGACGGGTTCAACAACTATTCGCAGGCGGTCAAGGCGTGGGAAATGCTATCCGGTCAGTACGCAGACGGACGGGCGGAATATGACTCGTCAAATGTCACGAATAACATGAAGCGTCCAGCTCTCATGAGCGGGATAAACTGCTACGGCGGCAAGAATCTGGCGGGAACGCTGTTCGCGCAAGGCGGAACCGGGATGTACAGGAACTCCCCGTATTACTTGCGCCTTGAGGATTGCCCGCACGATGCGGACATTATAACGATTTACGGGTCGATCAACGACTGGAATTATCGGGTGGCGGGAGCTTCCGGCGATGAAGCCTATGGATCAACGCGCGGCAAATTCTTCACGGAATCCAGTATGGCTAAATTCACCGACCGGCTGACTTACGCGCAGAATGTTATGGAAAAAGACGGATATGACGCCACCGATATATCCACGTATGCGCGTTATGTCTCAAAGGCGATCGAGACAGCACACAGGCAGGCTCCGCTCGCCAAGGTCGTAGTGCTATCGCCGATCTTCTATAATGTGCAGAACTCGGCGACAAGCAGCCGTCTGTATTCTGACCCGCCGAACTCCCGCTATATCGTCGTACAGGACTACCATCGCAAGTATGGCGCCGACTGGCTGAGCTGGGCAACATGGGGACTCCAAAGTTCCGCCACTTACAATGCCGACCTTAACCGATGGACGATCACAACCGCGTCAAATTCCTGGTTGGATGACAACAGCATCCTTGTGGACGGCGAGACGATCCCGGCACACAAGATGATGAGCGACACGGCATTTGCCCAAAAGTACGTTTTCGATTACAGCGAATCCGCCGTATCCTACGGACACATGAATTCGCTGTATAACGAGATATACCTTGCGCCTAAGTTCGCGAATCTGATCTGCGATACCCTGGGGCTTTCTGGGTACTATCTGCCGCAGGGACTCAAATGCAACAATCTGACATACACCAAGCCGGAAGAACCCGATCCGGAACCCACCGTGTACAGCATCACAGTCGCGGCGTATGGGTGTGCTGTTTCCGGCGCGTCCACCATCAAGGAAGGCGGCACGGCGACGCTGACGGCAACCGCGGACGGCGGGTACAGCTTGCCGGATGCGGTGACGGTCATAGGGGCGTCCTACTCATGGAACAGCGCGACTGGGGCGCTCACGCTGTCAGCCCCGACCGGTGCGGTGCACGTAACGGTAACGGCGGTCAAGGAGGCAGAGCCGGAGCCGATTCCGCTGTTTGACCGAAACGGGAACCGGATACAGATCCGCGATATGCTGTGGGTTAAATCTTCCGCCGGAATGATTCATCCGGCTCACATTTACGATAAATCCGGAAACAAAATACAGTTTTATAGAAATACAGAGCAAGGAGAATGAATTTTGAAGCTTGAAATAATGAAAGCCCCCAAAAAGGAAGCTTTGTTTACAGCGATGAACCAGCCCGGTATTTTCGCCGAGGCTGACGTTCGGGGAAACCTTAATATCGCGGGAGTCCGGTACCGCGTGTCAACGGGTGGAATCAATCCAACGATACCGGTTGACGGATCGGTTCCGATCGTCTTTGAAGAAGATGGTGGGGAGGTGTATCCGGTAAGACTTGCAAAGGTCAGATCCGGGCGAATCGTCCCGGATGTGACGGACGCGGATGTCGTCGATATCCTCGCGCGGGTCATGCGAATCGAGGAAAGCATCGAGGAACTTCGCCAAAAGATTGAAAGCACGGACGCCAAAGTTGACAACGACCTTCTTGGTAGTATTTTTTGAAAGGGGTATAAAACCATGAAAAAAAGCAAATTCTTCGCATTTCTGGCGGCAATCCTTCTGTCTCTCTCTGCCTGCATCGTATCGGTGCAGGCGGAAGAGATGGAATCCGGCGCGGAAACTCCTGCGGAATCAATCTCGGAAACGGCATCCGGCGCCGAAACCGGCACGGATACCGAAACCGATACGTCGGCAAAGACGCTGACGGCGGAAGAGATTGAAAGCATCCTTGCGGATGCCTCACCGGAGCAGGTGAGGTACATCAAAGCCAAAATTGAGTCGGTTCTGTCCGGGCTTGATGGATACAACGTGACCGGATGGGATAAGGTAGCGGCATGGGTGACGCGCAATATCTACGCGGTATCATGGGCTATCTTTGGTATCGGCATTGTCTTCGCCGCGTTTGTATACATTCGCAAGAATCGCGGTCTGATGCGTCAGCTTGCCACGCTTAACAACAACAGCGTGGAAATTGCAAGGGCGAGCCACGAGGACAGCGGCAGGGCGTTGGACGCCGTAAAGCAATATGCGGCAGAAACGGCGGAAATGCGTGAAGCAGTGGCGGAAATGACCAAAGAAGTCGCCGAAATGCTTGCGGCGCACGAATCAGCAAGCGAGGAGAGGGATGCGGCGGTGGCAGAGACTGACGCTCAGAGAAAGGCGGAAACGGACGCCATCCTCTTGCTTGCTGACACATTGGCGGCAATGATGCAGTGCTCCCGCATCAACGATGCCAGAAAGGACGAGATCGCCGCCAAATACGCCGCCGCGAAGCGGCTGATTGGAGGTGGAGCGGATGAAAAGACCGGTAACGGTTAAAAGGGCGTGCTACATCATTTCATACGTCGTCGGGATCGGTGTCCCGGTGTGGGCTGTAATGGAAAAATTCCCGGTTTGGGCGAAGGAGTACAGCCCGGCTAAATCGGCGGGGATTGGTCTGCTTCTGATCGCTTGCATAGTGGTGGCAGTTGGCAGAAAGGTCATAGTTCCGGCAATCGCGAAGTGGCTCGGATGGCTTGTCGGATGGGTCGCGCTTGCGCTTGGCGCCGGACTGCTTGCCGGAATATCGGTATGGCTTTACAATTCACTGCAAGTCCTGCACGACATCGGAACCGTTTGCATCGCCTGTTGCGTCGGCTTTTCCATTGCCGCCGCAATAGCGGCGGTTGGAAAAATAATAGGGGATTCCGAATCTACCGGAAAGGAAGAACGCAATGGAGCTGGAACGAATTGAAGAGGAAAGCGGTTTTGAAAAAAAGGCAATCGCTTATAATGCCAAGAGCAAAGCCGCAGCTCATATTTTCGGCAACAACTTGTCACTGATCATCTGCTTTCTGCTTCCGGCTCTCTTTGTCTTCGCGATCTGGACAAGACCGACGATCAATGCCGGCTTTGCGGTCATGGGAGACTTTGCCATGACTATCGTGATTTTCCTCGCCGGTCAGCGCGCGGCACTCAACGTGGGGATAGAAGGCGGGAAGCTGGACGACGAGTATCTTTCCGCTCGTGCCAAATATCGAGAGGAGCGGGACAAGGTGATAGCCTGCGGAATAAGCCGACTACCGGATTTTTGCGAAAAAGAAATATCCGAAGAGCTGGAAAATGCCATTCGCGTCCGTTGCCGCCGCCTAAAGATTGATCGCACCGAAATGGAGGAAATGCTCGCCATGACACCGGGCGAGCTTGCATCCAAAAAGGGTAAGGCTTTCGCCGCAAAATTTGAACCGCTCCGCCGCATAGAGCCGATCGAGCTCACGGACGACATGCTGCTCTCAGAAGGCAGAGAGTCTGCCAAGCGCGGAGGGCTTGGAAAAGGAGCGGAAGAACATCTGGAAGAGCGGTGGCGCGGAAAGCGTGGAGCGGCGCATATCGCAATCAGCGTATTGACTGTGGTCTTTTCTGTCGCCGTTGGATTCGCAATGGCTGACGGCGTGTCGCTCGCGCTTATTGTTTACACGATTTACAAGATGCTCATGCTTCTCGCACGAATGGCGAACAGCTACCGAGCGGGAGCGAAGGCGTATAACACCTACGAAGCCCAATTTCTAACAAACAAGACGAAATACTTGGTCAAATATCAAGAGTTTGTAAAGGAGGCGGAAAATCACGAAGGTAAAGAGGTGCACACGGAACCAGCTGGACGAATTCTGTGCGAATGCAGGGTTGACCGATCGGCAGAAATACATTGTCAAAAGGAAGCTGTTTGACGGAGACAACCCGCTTGTGGTGAAAATATGCATGGAGTTATGCATAAGTAAATCAACATATCATCGCGATGTCAACGAGATCCGGAAATTGCTACATCAATACCTAAACGAAAAAGAAACTTTGGCGGAACTTTATCGAAAATTAAAATGAACTTATATGGACTAAAGGCGGGACGCTGTCCCGCCTTTTTGGCGTTATAATAAAAATACATTAGGAGGTGATCGGAATGGCATATGGATATCAGCCCGGCAATTATAGCTTTATGCCTGGACAAATGGGGCAGTCCCAATCTTTTGGAGCTCATGGCATACAGCAGGCACAGCAACCGACTTCCAACAAGTTGTTTGTCGTTTCCGCAGAGGATGCATTGTCCCGATTTGCGGCGCCAAATAGCATTATGATTTATCTGCTTCAGGACGAATCAACCCTATATGAGGTATACACAGATGGGCAGGGGAAAAAGTCAATCAGAGCGCGGACGCTTACGGACGCGGCGCAGGAAGCCCCAGTCGAGTATGCGACCAAGGCGGAATTGGAAGAGCTCAAAAAGGCAATAGATTCCATTAAGGGAGGGACAGCAACATGATCAATCCGGCGCAACTTATGCAGATGGTATCCGGCATGATGCGAGGCGGGAATCCGCAGATGATTGCCCAGCAGATTCTTCGCCAAAATCCGCAATTTGCGCAAGCGCTCCAGGGGCAGAACCCTCAAGCCATGGCGCAGAGTATGTTGAGGCAAGCCGGGCTTTCCCCACAGCAAATCCAGCAGATTGCGCAGGCAATACAAGGCGGAGGATCTACCATGCACAGCCCCGGAGCGTATGGGGCAAGACAGTAATTTCATCCGGAGCGCGCCCGGTTTGAAAAAAAAACGAAAGGAGAAAAAACAATGAGTGACTTTGCAGAAGGCTACGCGGTAGGTCAGTCCAACGGAGCCTATACCGATGGATTCGGCGGAGGCGGCGGCTGGGTTTGGATTATCGTCCTTTTCGCCCTTTTCGGGTTTGGCGGCTGGGGCAACAACCGAAATCAGGGCGCGGTGACCGAAGCTGGTTTGTGCAACGCAATGGGCTTCAATGATTTGGCAAATGCTGTCGGGCGTCTTTCCGACCAGAACCAAAATCAGACCATGACGCTCGGCAATGGGATTTGCAATCTCGGCTATGAAATGCAGGGAAGCATCGGGCAGCTTGGGAAGGACGTGGCTCTGTCTCAGGCAGAGCTTTCCCGGCAGATCTCCGACTGTTGCTGTGGCACACAGCGAGCGATTGACGCCGCAAAATACGATCAGTCGCTTGGATTCGCCGCGGTAAATGCCAATATCGATGCCAAGTTTGCCGCGCTTGAAAAGGCGGGTCTTGAGCGGCAGATCGCCGATCAGGCGGCGAAGATCAACCAGCTGGAGCTGGCTCAGCAGATGTACGGCGTGGTGCGGTATCCCAATGGCTACACCTACAATGCCGGTGCATCCCCGTTCTGCGGATACGGTCAGTGCTGCGGCTCCGCAATCCAGTAAATCAAATTTTGGGGACTAATTATCCCCCATAAAATGGGGGGCGGGAATACTCGCCCCTGATTTGAATAAGGAGGAAAGCCATGCTATTGATTGGAATCAAAAACACGAACGCGCAGACCCTTATATCCGGCGAGAACATCAACCTCGGGGCTGTATACCGCCGGTACTGCCGGCGCAACTCATGCGGAACTCCGTCGTTCTCCGCATCCGGCACCGATCTGACAATCAACGCCGCCGGGATCTACCACGTCACGGCGACGATGGTATGCACCGCAACGGTTGCCGGAATTGTATCGGCAGAGCTTTTCGCCAACGGGGTGGCGATCCCGGGCGCGATATCATCCGAGACGATAACGACAGCCGGTACAGAACAGCGGACGCTTGTGATCGACCAGTACGTATTGGTTGACAGGGCTTGCACGCTCGGAACAAACGCAATCCGACCGGTGTCCTTGTCGATCGTAAACGCGGGAGTCGGCGCAACGTACTCTGCGATTACGCTCAACGCAGAAAAAGTGGCATAAAGGGGGCGAGCGAGGTGAACGAAGTCGCAAGAAGGATCCTCATGGAAAGGCATCGCCGCCGAAAAGAACACGAAGCCACAGAGCCGGAAGAGCGGCGCGTCACAGTGCACGCCGCGATTTCCGACGATAACGAGCCGATTCGTCAAAGCGAAGATCTGGAAAATGAAGATCTGACGGAAGACGAGATGCGAGAATGGGCGCGCAATTTGCGAAACGCTGACGGTTCGCACGGCGCGCGCTTTTCGCGGCGAGAGATTGAGCGTGCCGCCGATGATCTCGGCATCAAAAATACCGGCTACTCCCTCGATGACCTGTGGATGGCGGCAAATATGTCGTATTCTGACTACTGCGGCGCCTTGCTTGAGGTGTGCCCCGCAAATCGAAGCGAGGAGACCGCGTTGTACATTAAAATCGGAGCCGCATTTCTTGACGACTCCGATGCATCCGTGCAAGGATCGGAAAAATTGATGCTATACTATCGGTGTATAGTCGATGAATAAGAAAGCGGAGGCAACGCCTCCGCTCTCTTCACTTGTTCTTTATTTGTTTTTTTTATTTTATTGGTTTTCCCATTTTTTGAATTCTATGATTATTTTTGTCACGTTTTCAAAGTCGATGTATCCGTTTTCGTCCGGTTCACCTTTTACTACTGCGTAGTATTTGATTTTTCTCTTTTCCTCTTTAGTTAGGTATTTTTCCCATTCCCATTTTGCTTCTTGGATTGCTTCTTCTTTTGTTTTGAACATTGTTTGGAATCGGTCTACATTTTCTTGGCGAATAATTGCGTAAGCTTCATTTTTCATCTTTTCTTTCCTCCTTTGAACGATCCGATGTTTTCTTTGTCCGCCTATCCCTGAGCGGCTCAACGCCGGGGACGGCGGCAGCGATCAGCTCGCCGACAAATAAATTTACTGTTTTTCCGGCTTCTTTCGCCGCGTCTTTTACTTTTTGCGCGTCAGATTTCCGCAAGCTGATGTTGAGCGGCGAGTAGTTTTCGCGCTTATAATCACGAGTGTAATCTTTCAAGTTGTAGCCCATATTATTCTTTTCTTGCCTTTCTGATGATGCTCATCCCTTTCTGCGGGGATTAGCCGCCCCGCTCGGCTATCATCAAAAGTTGTGGATCTCGCCGTCTCGCCCGATGTATCTTTCGTGGCATAGCTTTGCCATTTCAAGACCGCTAAAAACGATTTGCATCGGGTGCAGTCCAGCTTCTTTTTTGCCGTTCGTGAAATCCGCGTACTTTCTGCGCGTGCCGAAGTTATCATTTTTGACGATGATGTCGCCGCGCTCGTCTCCGAAGTTAACAACCACCGCGCGAACCTCCCGGTTGACATTGAAGTGATTTTCGTCGATATCGAACACCTCCTTGTATATCTTGGTCGTCAATTCCGCTTTCGTTGCCTTTCCCATTTTCCGTTCCTCCATCATTTATTTGTTTTCGTTTTATGGGCTCCTTGCCCCTGTGGCTGTATTATACCACAATTCGCGCGAATTGTCAAGGGGGTTTGAAAAATTTTTTTCAAATTTTCGTTTCAATTTTTCGTTTCAAATAACGCGCAAAAAGCCAGTACAAACCGCGCGCAAACATGCGCGTTTGCTCTATTTTTTGAGCATAAAAAGCGCCGTGCATCAACAGAAAAGTAAAAAAGCCTTGTTTTCACAAGGCTTTTTGTTTGGAGCGAGTAACGGGAATCGAACAGTTTGCAATGCTCAAAAACCAATTGTCGGATATAGATATTTTTTCGGCGTTTCAAATTTCGTTTCAATTTTTACCGAAAACTCCGGAAAAATAGGACTGTAGCTGATCCTGGACGCTGCTCTTTTTGGAAGCCATGATGTGCCCGTACACCTGGTCAATCATGTTCTCGGTTTCGTGACCGACATAGTCCGCGATGTACTTCTTCGGCACATTGAGCGACAGCATGACGGATATAAGGTAATGGCGCAAGTCGTGGAAGCGGTACTGCCGGACTCCTGCCCTTTTAATCACCCACCGCCAGCGCGACGTAATGTCCGCCGGGTTTATCGTGATTCGGTCGCCCGGTTCCGCTCCGTCCGGTTTGGCGGCATTCAGAGCGTCCACGACAGCCGGGAACAGCTTGATGGTTCGCGTGCCGGCTCTCGTCTTGGTTGTCTTTGTGTGGTATTCATTGTCGTCTCCGAGTACCAGTGCCTGATGGATGCTGATGATGCCGTCGTATAGATCTACATCGCGCCACGTGAGCGCGGCGATCTCCGAACGACGCATACCGCAGCAGGCACCCAGTAAGACCGGGATCTCCATATCCGTTCCGGCGGCGGCTTGCATGATGCGGCGGATCTCCTGCTCTGTCGGTATCCTGACCGTGCTCCGCTCCTTCTGCGGCATTCGAATGTTGAAAGTCACGTCCGGCATCTCGTCAGCAAGAGACGCCGAAAAAAGCCCGTAGGCGTTGCGAACCGTTTTGGGCGCAACTCTGCGTGCCTCATCGTTTACGACGCTCTGGACGAGATTTTGCGACAGCCCCGACAGTTTAGCATCCAGAAGCTCCTGCAAATTGTTCCGGACTATGCCACGGTATGAGCGAATCGTGGCTGGGGACAAGACTGCAGCACGTCTGTCTATGTAGTCGTTCATCATGTCGCGGACGGTCCTACCCTGACCCGTCCGCTCCGTGCGCTTATCTGCTTTGCACGCGGCAAGCTCCAGCTGCACCTCGGCATAGGTGGCGCGCGTGATTGACTTGACGATAGACTTACCGTCCGGATCCTTTCCGACGTAAATTCGCGCCGTGTAAGACCCGGACGGGAGCTGTTTGATTCTTGGTAGCCTTGTATTTCGTTTTTTCATGGCAATTAAAAGGAACAAATTGAACTGTTCTCCAGAACGCCGTCACGAAAGCAGAGCTGCACATACGCCGCTCTATTCCCGAACACGATTGGAACCGGTATCAACACAAGCCCCGGGCATTTGACGGCGTATGATTTGATCAGGACATCGCCCCACAGTCTATCATAAGTTGATAATTCGTTTGGGAACCTGACGTATCTCATCATTGCCTGTTCTACATCTTTTTCAGACATTCCCGGTTTCAGCAATTTGGCAGCTTGTTCGAGTGATTTGACGATTCTTCGCTTGGTTATTAAATACGCGGCAAATATGCCGTAAAAAACCATGTATGCAATGATGCCAAAAATAATCACACCTTTCATAATACGCCTCCATGGTCGATTTTACCAAATATATTTTTCCAATTTATGCCAAAAGTCAATAGACGCGGACAGCGGCAGATGCTATAATAAGACGTGAAAAAAAGCAAGGAGGAAAAAAATGACAAAATCGGAATTGCAAGAACGCCTGACCGCCATCATTCGCGCGAGCGACAAGCCCGAGCTTGTCGCCGCTCTCACTGTCCTTTCCGCTCGTACATACGTGCGATTGCTTCGACCGTCTGCAGGAAGTCCTCCCGCTTGTCCGCCGGGACACTGTCCGCCGCCTTCAGAACACTGACCATATACGGCGGCATCTCGCCCTCTGCTTCGGCAGGGGGCTTTTTTCCGTCGTCTACAGACAGCAGAGAGTCAACCGATACGCCGAAATAATCTGCTATAATTTGTGCTTTGTCCAAACCAGGAACGACTTTCCCAGATCTGTACTGACTTATACCTGATTGAGGTATCCCGGTTTCCTTGCTTAATTTGTAAGCACTGATAGACCGCTCGTCCATCAATTTGCACAGCTTATCCTTGAACATTTTGTGCAGTTCTCCAATATTCAAAATCTTGAAGCAAAACCATTGACAATACTTCAAGATTTTGCTATAATACTGTTGCACCCCCCGAGAGGCGCTTGACGCCCAGATCATCCCGCCCGGATGATCCGGCGGGTGCCCATCGCGACCCTCCTGTTCCTCGCCCGCCGAAAGGTGGGCAATGGAAAAGGCTGGCAAATCGCAACAAGCCACCCGGCAGGCGACAGAAAAGGCATACCAAAACACACACTTGCATTATAGCAGATTCATGTCTTGCTGTCAATAGCCTATTTTCAAAAAAGGAGTTGAAACGCAGAAAAATTGAACGGAAACCCCCAAAATTTAAGCAAAAGAAGGAAAGGAGAAGCGAGGAATGAAGTGCTTTGAAGTAGGAGATCGGGTTGTGTGGAAGGGATTCCACGGAAAGCTCATCGTGGTGACGCAGCGCAACAAATGCGGCATCGAGTTCGACGCCTGCAAGAAGGAGGTTCCGATGCGCGGCACAATCGCGCTGGCGCTCAGCACCGACGGAGCCGACGGCAAGTGGTGGGCATGGGCTCCCATGACTCAGATTGACCTTGAGTGATTGAGGAGGACAGGAAATGACGGAGAAAATCATCGTTTGCAAATACGAGAACGGAGCGCTTGCGTCAAGCTCCGAGGTAAAGCGGACATCGACGGCGTTCTGCAACGTGGAGGCGTTTCTCCGCGAGATGCAGAACGAGATCATGTCCGGCGTCCGGCGCGGCGAGATGTACGCCGCGGACGGTATCGTCTCCACCGCATACGCCGAGAACGGTCTGCGGTGGGTGTTCAGAGAGGAGGTGAAAATCAGTGCTGTCTAAACGGGACTACAAGGCTCGGTTGCTTGCGACCGGGACTACAAGTCAGAAGGTCGCCGATCTCATCGGCGCGGCAATCGGGGAGCCGGTGGCACGCTACGAGCTGGCGCGGTGCTTTGACTACAAGTGCGACTCCGGGAAAGTGAGCCGGATCAGAGCGGAGGCGGACAGAATCACCGCCAAGCTGGTGCGGCGGCGCGAGAACGAGGAGAAAGAGGACGTGATCGACGCGCTCAAGCGCGAGGGCGTCCTGACGCCTGACAAGGACGTGACGATCTTCCTCGGTGACTACAGCTGGGGCGCGACGGTGTTCGTGTTCATTGGCGGCGAGTTCTACGGAATTCGCAACCCGGAAACCGGGAAGTGGAGGATGCGGAAAGATGGCTAAAAAGGCAGGGACAAACAAGATGCTGGCGACCGTCGGGAGCAACATCGCCTGCCTGACCAAGGTCAGGGGCAAGACCTGCGAGGAGATGGCGCAGACTCTGTGCATGAGCCGCAACACGTGGCACAACCGCGTGTCCAATCCGGGCAGCATCTCGTTGCTTGAGCTCGACGCGATAGCCAAGGCGCTCGGAACCACGCCGCAACGGATTTTGACGGAAACGGCATGGTGAGTGCGTCAAGAATTTTCGGCGCGGACGGCGTCATACACGCCGCGCGACCTGAATCAACCGCCACCGAGGCGGAGGAGGGGCAGACACACAAGCCGTACAGGCGGCACAACTGCGAGGACATATCGGTCTGCCTTAACTGTCAAAAGCCGTACTGCCCCGGAATCTGCATGGATGTCCGGGCGGGCGCTGAAAAAGCAAAGCGAAAAAGGGATTCCAGGAACAGGAGGAAAAAGCAAGGAAATGAGGTACCGAGCAAAAAAGAGCCGGCGGAGAGAGATATACCGTGACCGCGAGGAGCGGTATTGCCGCCAGATCGACGAGGACCGCAACGCCGCCGGCGAGGATATCATCCGGGCGGAGCGGGAGGCTATCATCCGGGACATGATGGATGGCGTTCGCCGTTGGGGAGGGTACTGCTGATGGAGGATAGGGAAACATGGAAGGTGAAAAACTGATGTTCCGCGATTTGCAAGCGGACGAAGTGGATGTTCGCGCATCCACCGTGAACGAAAATGGAGTAACGCTCCTTCTATACAAGGACGCACGGTGCGACCAAGCAATACTGGACGAGACGGTAGGCGCCCTAAACTGGCAGAGGCACCACACGCGGGATAATGCCAACTGCATAGTCTCAATTTGGGACAGCTTCAAGAATCAGTGGGTTGACAAGGAAGATACCGGAAAGGAGAGCAACACAGAAGCTGAAAAGGGATTAGCTTCGGACAGCTTCAAAAGAGCTTGTTTCAATTGGGGCATCGGCAGAGAGCTGTACACCGCTCCGTTCATCTGGGTAGCGGCGCAAAACCTAAAACAATTAAAACCGGGCAAGAACGGGAAACTACAGTGTTTTGACAAATTCATCGTCAAAAAAATGACAGTTGAAGCCAAGAAGATCACCGCATTGGTGATCGTAAATCAAGATACTGGGAAAATCGTCTTTTCTCTCGGCGATCCCGGGCGGAAAGAGCCGCCGCATGCTCCGAAAGCCCCAACACAGCCACAGGATCGCGAGCTCGTGGCTCAGATCAGGCAGCTCTATCCAGGCGAGCGAATCACCAAAATGCTTGATTTTCACAACGTCAGCAAGCTGGAGGATATACCTGCGGAAACGCTCGCCAAGTACGTGGCGGTCGCTATGAAGAAAGGAGAACAGGATGGAAAGTGATTTCAAGGATCTGATCCGGTTTGAACCGGGAACGCATGATCTGACGGCTGAAGCTGTTGAGCTTATCGCCACAGTATCCGCCCAGAAGCGGGACATCGACCGTGCCGAAAAGCTGATCAAGGCAAAGCTGCTCGGCGTGATGGGTGCAAACGCGGTCAGCAAGTTTGAATGCGACCGGCTTTCGGTCTCGCTGGTAACGCCCGCAAGCAAGCCGCGCGAAGAGCTCGATGTGGAGGGATTGACGCGGGATTTTCCGGAAATAATCGCCGCATATACGCGGAAGGTGGAAGGGGATCCCAAGGCTCCCTATATCAAAATAACGGTACGGGAGGTATAAATCGGTGGCACTCAACCTTAACAAAGTCATTATTGCGGGTCGGATATGCGCCGACCCGGAGGTAAAAACAACGCAGAGCGGATTGTCGGTCGTGACGGCGCGGGTGGCGGTAAATCGACGCACAAAAGCCGGGGAGCATCCCGAGGCTGACTTCTTCACGGTGACAGCGTGGAGGCAGACCGCCGAGTTCATCGGGAAGTACTTCCGGAAGGGATCAGCGATCTGCGTTGCCGGGTCGCTGACAGTCCGAACTTGGGAGGATCGGGATGGAAACCGCCGGCAATCGACGGAGATCGTCGCGGACGAGGCTCTTTTCACAGAAAGCAAACAGGATGCAATCCAAGCCGGAGCGCAGTCTGCGGCAGCTTCTCAAACCCCTGCGGACTCGCAGGGCGTAAATCCACACTACAGCGCAGTCCCCGGAACGCCGGACGGGATGGCTTTTGAACAGATCGGCGAAGATGATGACTTGCCTTTTTGAGCAAGCGAAAAAAGAAAGGAACAGGTAAACAAAAATGGAAGCTGTAAACAACATGATCGGGAAATACGTTATCGTGCGCGGAAACAGATCCGGCATATTTGCAGGAACGTTCGCCGGCATGGAAAGAGGACTCACGAGGCTCACGGATTGCCGCCGGCTCTGGTACTGGGATGGAGCCGCCAGCGACTTTCAGATTGCGACAGACGGGACTAAAAGACCGGATAACTGCCAGTTCACGGTGACCGTTGCGGAAATTATTCTGACCGACGTCATTGAGATTATTCCGGCGACGGAAACGGCAGAAAAGCGCATCAAGGAGATTAAAGAATGGAAGCGTTGAGCGACAAGATCAAGGCGTTTCTCGGCTCCGGCTCCGGCGACGGCGACGGCTCCGGCTCCGGCTCCGGCTCCGGCTCCGGCGACGGCGACGGCTACGGCTCCGGCGACGGCTACGGCGACGGCTCCGGCTCCGGCTCCGGCGACGGCTACGGCTACGGCGACTGCTCC